TCTATTATATTATTCTTATTATCAACCAACCCTATAATCCCTTCCTAAACACAAATAATAACCCAGTTTTGGGAGCATCGCTTGCGCTCGCTCCACACCCTGAGTGTTTAAATTGCAATTTTAATGACTCAAAATACACAAAGTCAATGTATAGATTCAACCTCAGTTTTTTACAAAAAGTTTTGGTTTTACATAAATTTCAAAACAGTCAGAATTTTTAAGACAGCATTTCAGTGGACAAGTTGATTTTTCTATGGAAAATTCGTCCATAAAAGTGAAAATCAATTTCCCAGAGAAACATATATGGCAAATTTCTTCTAAATTTTTTTCTGGGAATTGACTAAATTATTAAAATTCAAAGCTACTTTCAGTCACGCACCAGAGTTTTGTATCAAAACAAAAATTTCTTTTAAATTTTTTCTTGGGAACTGACCAAAATTTTACATTTATTTCTATTATGTAAAAACATAGACAGTCCATAGTATGGAAACTTCTTCTAAATTTACTCTTGGAAATTGACTGAATTATAGGTGCTATGATAAACCTCTGTTCAATTTTTCGTTTCTATTATAGAAATGATAACTAATTCAGCATTGACTATTAAAATGCCGTAGAAACAAAATCTGGGCATAAATAAAAGCAGATAGACACTCAGTGAAATGTCTATCTGCTTTCTGTTATTCTTCAGTATCAATTTCAGGCTCTGTTTCTTCCTGACTCTTTAAGATTTCACTTACAGTCACCCATTCCAGTTTCTTAGTGTCTGGATTAACTGATAACAACAATCTTTCTGATATGTCCGTAGGCAGCGTGGGCAATTCAGCTGTTTCACTTTCCCAACTCAGGTTTCCACCATTACTGGTCAAAATCTTCTTCCCAGATTCATCTGGGGTAGCAGGAAGTTCAGTGTCAGATGACCATGACTTCTTTCCGTCCTTAACCACAAGGTGGTACTCAGTTGTCTTGTCCGTAGGCAGCGTGGGCAATTCAATGATTGAGTCATTACCAATTTTCCACTCACCAGTCAGAATTGATTCCTCACCCATTGAGATACTTGACTTCACTTTTCCAGATTCATCTATGTATCGCATCATGAGTTCAGTGTTAGTTCTGTAAATTTCTCCAATTCTTCCATTTACTCCAGTGAAAGTCAATTTCACACCTTCACTGTTATCTGATAAAGTAGAATTTTCAAGACTACACAACAACTTCTCGTCATAGTCAAATATATACACTGGGTAGTCTGTTTGCTCAGTAACCATATAAACACGGCTGCCATTGACAATAGGATAACCCTGCTCATCTGTTCCTCTGACTGCTGAAACGTCTACCTGCCAATATAACTGCTGACCAAACTTGTTCTGTACAAGTTTCTGCGTGTAAGAACCACCACTTGAGGTTTTAATCTGGGCATAATAGATTTTTACAGTACCTTCCTCAACCACAGCATAAACTTGGTTGTTGTAGTTCTTATTCAAGAACCACTTCACCTTATTAGCTGTGTTGACTGAAAGAACGTTGATTGGTGTGTAGATGTCCTGCGCATTATAAAACCACTCCTTGAAGTCTGGTTTGAGCAAAGCATCTTCTAAATCCCAGTCATTCACCCCTTCCCAAGTTCCATTCAGCTTAGCACTGAATGTTCCATCATCGTTCTTAGATAGCTCAAAGCCACACTTAGCAGTTGAACCTTCCATGAGTTGAAACTTGAAAGTGTTATCTGACTTTTGAATTACACCAAAACTGTTAGTGCCAGTCTGATAAGTGTCTTTCACCTCAACTGAACTACCATTCACAATGATTTCTGAACTCTTTACCAGAGTTCTGTTATATTGATAGACTTGTACTGGGTAGTCTGATTCTTCATATTGTACATGAACTTTCCGTTCTTCTTCATCGTCACTCACCCATGGCAATCCGTTGCTAAATTTAGAATCATCTGGATTTTCATTCCAATACAGTTTATTTCCACTTAGGTCTGTTGCTTGAATAGTGACTGCCTCTTGTGTTTCTATGTCAGTGACAACAGTTTCCTTCACAAACTTGATATTGCCACCTTCACTATAAATTAGATATATCTCGTCAGATGTATCCTGAGCAAACCATTTCCTGAGCTTATTGTGTGTAGAAATACTCTGTGTATTTACCTCAGCCACCTCAGAAAAAGTCCTATTATCAAACAAAGAGGTGTCAGAGAAAACATTCCCCAACACCTCTGATGATAACGTCTTGATTCCTTCAGAAGTGGCAATCAGGATTTGGTCACCCTTTGACAACTGAGAGATTGCTGGAAGTCCTTCAATCTTCATATTGTCTGTTCACTCCTGTTCTTATTTTAGTTTGTGTTCTGCTTCATCTTGAGTTCCTTGACCTTGGCTTCAATTACCATCTCCAGATAGTCCTCAAGATTTCCGTATACTGATTCAAACAACTCCTGTGACTCATCTGAGATGAACTGTTTAGCTGATTCCATGGCCATGTTGAATGCTTCCTTTTGGGCTTCTTCATCAAATTTACCCTGTTTCTTCAAGCTATCAACGTATGTCTGCATGACGTAGGTAACAGCATCCGCACCAAAATTGGTAATATCCACAAGGATATTGTTCAGCTGCTCACTCTTGCTTTTGGTGGTGTAATATTCAACCACCTTAGCAGACACCGCCTTGATTCCTGCTCCGCAGATGGGAATAGCAGCAATCAGAAATGCATACAACAGATTCAACAAGATACCATTCAAAGTTTCACTCATGACAAATTCCTCCTATTATCCCTGACCTGGGTTGTCTTCATCAGCACTGACTGGGTCTGGGTCAACACTCAGTGCCTTATCATATATAATACCACCAACTGTATTCTCCTTTGTGGATTTAGCAGCATAGATTGCGAATGTAAATGCTTCACCCACAACCGCTGATATCAATGAATATAATGCACTGATATCAGCCAGCTTATACATCACCCACATAGAGTAGATTTCAACTACAGTACAGTTGATGAATATGAACGCAACTATCAATTTGGTGGTTGTGGGCTTGAAGAGTGGCTTCTTGAACTGGTTACGCTCATTCTTCAGGTCATTCCTCATCTGAATGACTTCACGCTCTCTTTCCCACATTATTCGTTCTTTTTTGACTGTGCTCAATTCTCTGTCATACCTGCTTTTGGTGTATTCCTTACGCCCTAACATTTTTCAACACCGTCCACTGACAAGCAAATCCAACCTGCTCCTGACTTCAACTTGCCCCAAGTTCCCTTAGTGCCTTTTGAGTCAATCTGGCCAGTTGCCTCCTCGATGATTGTAAACGTTCCCTTACCAGTCAACTTGCCAGTCTTACTGTAATTGGTTCCAGCACCAGTTCTGATGTTAAGGTCAGCAATAGTAACCTTAACTGAATAAGGTACTTTTGACTTGGATGTGGTTGTAGCAGTGGTTGTTACTGTCTTTCCAATGGTGCAATAAGCCTCATTGCCAAGATAAATCCAACCTACTTCTGATTTCAGTTTGCCCCATCCATCAGAGTTTACCTCAATGATGGTGAATGTTCCCTTACCAGTCACACCCTTAACAGTACCTTTCATTGAACCTTCAGAACGATAGTTCAAGTCATCAATGAGTACAGTGACTGAGAACGGCACTGCTGGGAAGGTCTTAGTTGTCTTAGAAGTTGAAGCAGATGATGACGTTGAAGAACTTACTGTATTGGTAGCATACTTGTCGTAGTACACCTGGCCATATCCAGCACGCTTAGTCTGCACTGTAGCACTCTGGTCAGCAGGTTTCTCAAATCCAGTGAGAACAGCATTGGATGCTTCCAGCACACTCTTTGCTGAATTGAGCACCTTGATAACAGCAGTGTATCCCTGAAGTTCTTTCCAGAGAAAAGCAAGCTGCATTTCCAAATCACCGATGGACTTGCTGACACTCTTAGCATAGTTATACAGGTTCTGCTTTCTGGTTGAGTACGTCCACTGTGCCAGACCATAACCTGCCTTATCACTGGCAAACTTGGTATATGTACCATTGTCCACCGCTGATGTGTATGTCTCATCTGTATATCCCAGTGATTTTTCGTAGGTATTCTGGAGGTTGTTTGAACGCAAGCCTGACTCCGCATAAAGGTTTCCCATCAGACCAGCAATAGCAAAGTCATTCAATCCTTTGTTCTTGAGAAAGTTCCAGATGGTTTTCTCGTTGTCAGAGGTTGATGTTGATGCTGAAGCCGATGCTGAAGATGAAGCATTGCTGGAATCCTCTTTAACTCCCAAGATAGCATTTACCTTAGCAGCAATGTCGCTATGCCTGCTATAAAGGTACTCACCTGGGCAGTCCTTGTTAGCGAACCAGCGGTGAACAGTCATGTTCTGCTTATCCACCTGACCAATCAATGATTTATCTGCCTTCCACAACAACTTCTTGATGTTGTTACGCTTACAAATATCTGCTACCAGCTTAATCAACGCATTATAGGCTGCGTCAGTTACAGCATACGGTGAAGTTGTGTCGCTGGCTACCTCAATTGTAACTGCTCTGTGGTCATTGGCAGCGTTTGAAGAACACCATGAGCGGTCTTTTTCGTCTACTGATAAACCAATTGAGCCATCTTTACCAACCACATAGTTGGGTGATGCTTTTCTGCTGGTATTAGCAAAGTAATCACAACCCTGCTTAGCTGTCCACTGGCCAACGATACAATGAATTGTAATTGTATCAATTGCATGAGTACGTGGACTTGTTTTGTTGCTCGTGATTTTGGTGTATGTCACCAAAGATGAGTTACTCATAAAATTACCTCCATTCTTCAGTAATACATGTGATGCTTATTTTGACTCATCAAGTTCATCGTCTATGCCCTTGATGGGTAACTCCATATATTGTGGTATAATTTTGTTCTTAAAGACTGAGTTCCCACCATTCTTCAAATAAATATCAGACATGTTACTAAAAGTTTCCAATGCTGCTCTGTCTGTATATCCCTTTGACACTGCTTCCATGTACAATCGGTACAATGTGGAACTATAAGATGCAACAACCTGCTCTTTATTCTCAGCCTTAAAATCATTTAGTGATTTATGAATGCTTGTAACAGAGTCAGACAGCTGTTCAACTGCCTTCCTCTGCTGCTCGTCAGTCTGCTTTAATGTTTCAATTGTCTTAGTGGTTTGGTCAATGATTTTCTTCATATCCTCTAAACACTGGTCATGCTCCTTGCTCTGCTGCTCGACCTGTTCCATGGAATGCTCAATCTTTTCGACCATCTTTTCAATCTTTTCCTCGTGGGATTGCTTTT